CCAAATCGCTTAATGGTTTCACCATCAGGTGGATACACAAACATTGATTTCGCTAACTTGCTTGGTGCGGTTGATGGTTCAGCTCGTCCTTTATTTGCAGCAGCCGTTTCTCAAAATGCCGGTGGTTTAATTACACAAGGCAGCACAAACGGAACAGTTGCAGGACTTGATCTAGTTGTAGATCCTAACTACACAGGAAACACTACTGGTGATAAGGCTGCATTAGTTTATCCAGCACAAGCAATGCGATTCCACGAGAGTGGCACAATTGAACTGCGTGCCAATATCGTTGCAAATGGTCGTATTGAAATCGGACTTTACGGATATGTTTGCGTAGTTAATCGCTACCCAACAGCATTCCGCGCAGTCCAGGTTGCATAATAAAGTAAAACCCTAAGTCGCTTAGTGGGGCTGCCGGAGCCCTTGCAGTCCCACTAAGTCTTTAGAAAGGAAAGTATGGCAATCACGTCAGTCGCAACTCTTAGAGCGGCTTTAGGTGTTGGCACTTTATACACTGACGCCACTTTACAATCCGTGTGCGATAGCGCGGATAACGTGCTCCTACCTTTCTTATGGAAAAATGATTTACCTATTGTCGCGCACTCAAGCAAATCAACAGTAGGCACTTTATATTTTGATTCAGATATTAGAGATACATTTTATGTTGGTCAGTCGGTTACTATCACTAACTCAGGCAGCCGATTTAACGGCACAAAAACAATAACTGCAGTAGGCGAGTATTCATTTACTATTGCAATTACCGCGGGCGCTAACAATCCGTATCACACAATTCAGCCATACGGCAATGCTGCAGCTGAGACTTACACAGACTTTACAACTATCCCTGCAATTCAAACTGCCAGCCTGTTACTTTGTGAAGCAATTTGGCAAGCGCGTCAAGCGCCTAGCGGGCAAGGCATGTCAGTAGATGGATTTACTCCATCACCTTTTACAATGTCAAATACTTTACTCGCACGCGTACGCGGGCTTATAGCGCCGTACCTTTCACCCGCGTCACAGATTGGTTAGCCGTGCCTACAGCGATAACTACCCTACGCGCATCCCTAGCGGCAGCCTTAGTAGACAATTCACTTTATTCGGTATTTAGTTTTCCGCCGGCAACTCCTATTGCCAACAGCGTTGTAATAATTCCTGCAGACCCCTATCTTACTTTGAACAATAATCAATACTCATCTATAAGCCCTATGGCTAACTTTTCAATACAAATGTTTGTGCCTTTATTAGACAACGAAGGCAACTTAAACGGAATAGAAACAATGCTAGTAGGCGTATTTAATAAGCTTGCTAATTCAACTATCCAAATGAATATTGGCAGTGTAAGCGCACCTAGCGTCTACGCATCTGCCACAGGCGATTTGCTTACGTGCAATTTGTCTGTTTCAACACTGACAGAATGGAGCTAGACATGACTGATAAGTCAAATGCAGAATGGCTTGAGCGTATTGGTCAAGTCCAGCCAGAGACAACAAAGCCAGCTACACCGACAAAGAAAGAAGAAGAATAAAAATGGCACAATTTATCAATAACAAGGTCGGCGTAAAGCTCGGCGCTACCGACCCTGCATCTACCGACCTTAGCGCGTATTGCACATCATTTACTCTTAACAGAGCATTTGAAGAAGTGTCCGTGACCGCGATGGGCGACACCGGAGTGCGTCAAATCGCCGGTCTAGAAACTTCGACACTGACCATCGAATTTATCAATGACAACGCTGCAAGTGCAGTTCTTCAAACACTTAACACACTCCTAGGCACAAATGCTTACTTTAAGGTTGCTAACGATAAGTCTGCAGCCGGCTCAGCGGCAAATCCGTATTTTACCGGCTTAGTGTTGATTAACAACATTACTCCAATTAACGGCGCAGTAGGCGATTTGTCTACTCAGTCTGTTACATTTAACGTATCCGGTGCAGTCACAAAGACTGAAACTGGCACATTCTAATAACTAACTAAGGGGCTAAAAATGGCAAAGCTAGTAATAACAATGAAAGACGGAAATGTACATGATGTGGAAATTACTCCGCGTTTAGAGTATAACTTTGAGCAGCATGTGGGCATGGGTTTCCACAAAGCCTTGCTTGAATTATCCCGTCAATCGGACATCTATTGGTTAGCTTTCGAAGGCTTACGCCTAGCCGGCGTCCAGATAAAGCCAATGCCGGATTTCTTGGACTTAATCACGAAAGTGGACGTCCTAGATTCTAGCCCTTTGGCATAGAGCGGGGCTCTATAACATATCTCGCAACTCGTTTGAGTTATGAATATGGAGTCCCGCTCAATACAATTATTGATTTATCGCCTAGAGCTTTTAAGGCGCACATAGAGGTACTAAACGATTTAGCGAGGGAGCGAGAAAATGCCAGTAGAGGTAGTAGGAGCCGTCGCACTTCGTAAAGCATTAAATCAATATGCTCCAGATTTAGCAAAAGAATTAACTAAAAATCTAGGCGCAATTCTAAAGCCGGTTGTAACTCAGGCTAGAGGATTCGTACCACTAGATTCTCCAATGTCTGGATGGGCTACACGTGCTACAGATGCAGGCCATAAATTTCCTAAATACAATGCTTTAGAAATTCGGCGAGGAATTATTTACAAAAGTACCCCGTCAAAACCTAACGCTGCAGGATTTGTCAACGCTATTAGAATTCAAAATAAATCTATGCAAGGCGCTATTTTTGAAACCGCTGGACGTAAAAACGGGCAGGGGCAAAATTGGGTAGGCCCTAAAGCCGGCGGAGCATCCAAGGGAGTTTCCCGCTCGGTCAATCCTTATGCAGGAAATCAATTTATTTCTAACCTTGGTAATCTCTACGGCCCAAACCGTAAGGGAGACCACCGCATGATGGGACGTTTAATCTTTAGGGCGTGGGCTAATACTCAAGGCAAGGCTAATGCTTCGGTAATTAAGGCTATAGAAAACACTACAACAAAGTTCAACCGTCGCACTCAAATTGTCGACATTAGGAGAGCTGCATGAGCAATGTAGCCATTAATATTCTTGCCGAGTTTGTTGGCAAAAACGCTTTTGATAAAGCGGGAAAATCTATAAATAAACTTGAAAAATCTGCCTTCAAATTAGGCAAAAGTCTGGGACTTGCTTTAGGTACTACCGCAATAGTTGCTTTTGGCAGAGCATCCGTAAAAGCATTTGCATCCGATGAAGCGGCGGCGCAGCGTTTGGCGACTGCAGTAGATAATTTAGGACTATCTTTTTCAAAAGTAAAGGTAGCCGATTTTGTCTCTAGCCTTGAAACTTCGGCTGGGATTGCAGACGATGTTTTGCGTCCAGCCCTACAGGCTCTATTGACAACTACCGGCTCATTGACAAAATCTCAAGGGTTGCTTAACAATGCAATAACAATTAGCCGTGCCACAGGAATTGATTTAGCTACGGTTTCTCAAGATTTGGCTAACGGTTATGTGGGTATTACTAAGGGTCTTAAGAAATATAATACTGGTCTGACTCAAGCTGAGTTAAAAAGCAAATCTTTTTCTGAAGTTTTGGGAATTCTCCTCACACGCTCAGCCGGTGCAGCCGAATCTTATTTGGGCACTACATCTTACAAACTGAGCGTACTTTCTTTAGCAGCCGATAATGCTAAAGAAAGCATAGGCGCTGGATTAGTTGAGGCTTTCGCTAAGATGGCGGGTGGTACAGAGGCTAGTGATGCCGCAAAAGCCATTAACAATATTGCAAAAGCTATTAATTCTATTACTGGCGCTGTTGGCTCAGCCATCGGCGGCGTTACAAAACTTTATGGGAAACTTAATAATTTTGTACAAAATTTTGACCCCATTCTTGGCGGCTCTATAGCATCCGAAAATCTTACTAAATCTGCACGTTCAAAGTCTCCGGCTGGTACTGCTAGGCGTACTGCTCAACAAAGACTAGCCGAAGCCGCTGCAGTGAAGCGGGCTAAAGAGCTTGCAGCTCTACAGGCTAAGCAAGTCAAAGCTCAAAAAGAATTAACAGCTGAGCAAAAAAAGCAAGCCCTAC